AAGAAGCGTACCAGCTTGTATTAGGGTCGTTGACCTTCGATACGGTGCGCTGTGCTAGCGGCCGGTCGTAGAAGTTGTACCCGCTATACACGACCGCTAGCTGCTGACAATGCCGTCAGTTTACGGCTTCAGTCCCTGATGGCAGGCCGGGTGGTTGTGATGCGCCTGCACTGCTTGATCACGGCCGACGCTGACGCCGACGCCGTACATCATGAACAGGAGTGCAAGGGCTGCGAAACGATTGAGCCAAGGGTTGGTGACCATGGTTGGGATGGTAGGTGGGGCGGCCGGCTGGCCGTGAGCAAAAGATACCACCGTCTGCCGCCGTGGTGCGCCTTTGTTGCAAACCTCAATAAAGCCTGATCCCAGTGCTCCGGCCAGCGCCAGCGTGTAGCGGGTTGAACTCGCGCCATACCAGGTAGCCGAGCGCGTCATTCATGTGGTCAAAGCCGGCGTCCTTGTCTGGCTCGCCCTTGTCGTTGTAGCACTGCAGCTCTAGGCACTCGATCACGCGACGGCAGCCCTGCGCTACCTGCAGTCGCACCTGCCCTTTGCCGTTCTCCAGCAGCGCTTGCACGGCTGCTACTCGGTCACGCACCGGCGGGTTGCTGCGTGGTGACTGGTTCGACATGCCGTAGGATTCCAAGATCTGGATGTCGGTCTGACTGGCGTTGGTGCTGCGGCTGCCACCGCTCGCATCTGGGTAGATGTAGATCTGCTGCTGCGGATGCCGGCGGCGGATCTCTTGCGCCAAGGCATCGGTGTCATGGGCGCCTGCAATCTCGTCGATCACCAGCAGGCCGTTGTTAAGCCGCACGGCGATCACCGCAGACATGTTGCCCACGTTGAAGTCAATGCCAACGCGCACCGGTTCGCGGGTAATGTCCGGCACTGTGGTGGTGACATGCTTCGCCCGGTCGAAGCGGTCATACACCTGCCCAGTTGTCAGATTGACGAACTCGCCGTCAAGGTACGCCCGCAGCAGGCTGGGGTCGTAGTTGGCTTCCAGCCGCTCGATGAAGTCCGGCGGCAGATGTGGATTGTCCACCGTGCGCATCTTGATGAGCTGCCGGTCTGGCCGCTGCTTGGCCTCATCGCTGCCGAATGTGTTCCACATCCAGCGGAAACCCTCTGGCGTCGATGCCGCGCCAAACTGCCGGACATTGCCAGAGCGCAAGCGGCCAAGGATCTTTGGGAATGCCTTATTAGCAATGCTGGGCGTCACGGTGTCGATCTCATCAGCCAGCACCCAGGCAAGGTTTAGGCCGATGATGCGTGACCAGTTTTCAAAGCTGCGGCACAGGATCTTGGTGTCGCCGCCCGGCAGGTGCAACATGTATTCCGGCAGTGGGCTAGCCCTAAAGGTGTACGGGATGTCATACGCCTCAAGGAATGCCTCGAAGTCCGTTTGCCAGATGTCCCGGATCAGCGGTCCAGTCGGCTCCATCACGCAACCAATAAAGCCCTGATTGACTGCCGCCAGCATCACAGCCTTGGCACACAGCGCCCTGGTCTTGCCGGCGCCATAGCCAGCGCTGATACCAAGGATCTGCGTTGCGGTGTCATCCACAAACGCAAGCTGGCCGGGGTGCAGGTCAGCTCGGATGCGGGTGACTAGGTCATCAGTGTCCTCTGGCGTCTGCTGCTGCATGAAAGCAAGCAGCGGCACTGGTTCGCAGATGCCCGCCAGCAGGCTCATGACATTTCAAACCGCAGCAGCCGGGCTTGCTTCTCTACGGCAGTCATAGCCAGTCCGACTTGATTGTTCTCGCGCGCAATCCGCTCATAATCTTGCAGCCGAGCCAAGGCAGCCTCTAACCATTGAGGCCGCTCTAGCTCGGCATCAAGCGCCATCAGTTTGCGTGCTTCAGCAAGATAATCACGCACTTGACGTTCACTTACCCCCCACTTTTCGGAACCGTATTGAACAATTTGATTATGATTCCATGCGCGCAAAAGCAATCCATAAACCTCATTTACACGGTTTTGGATCTCGTCTTTGGTGCTTTTGCGCGCCATTGTATTACTCCCGGATTTGAATCGGCATGATGAGATACGTCTGCTCCGTCATGCTAGTCGGCCTTAGCACGACCGGCGTCGTTGCGCTATTGGCCGACAGTGTAACAGTCTCCGATTGGCGCATGGCCTTTAGGCCATCAAGCAGGTAATGCACGTTGAACGCCCATGCGCCGGTTGCTGTGCCTTCGTAGGTGATCAGCTCCTTGCCATTGTTGGCATCAGCCTCGGCGGTGATGGCTAGAGCACCTGATCCGGCAGTGAGCTTAACCACGGAGTTGTGCGCCTCTGCAATCAGCGCGACACGCTCCAGGCATCTAGCAAAGCGGTGCCGGTCGAGGGTCATGGCGTGCTCAAAGCTGGTCGGCACCAGTGCTGCCACGTTGGGAAACTTGCCGTCAAGGAGGCGGCTGTAGATGGTAATGCCGTCACCTGCATTAATGACCGCTTGGCCGGTTGTTGCAGCCACGGTGACCGTCCGATCCTGCAGCAGCTTCATCGTGCTGGCGGGCAGTATCAAATCAATGCCGTCCGGCAGCGGTACAGGCACACGCATCATGCGGTGGCCGTCGGTGGCCTCCATGAAGCCGGCTGCCATATGGATGCCTTGGAGGATCTGCTTGCTGCTGTCGGTGCTAGCGGCAATCATGCATGCACGCACGCCAGCGGTCAGGTCCAGCTCAGCGCTAGGAGCCTCCACAACGGGCATGGCCGGATAATCGGCTGCATCACACACGGCAAGCCCGTAAGAGCCGCTGGAGGCGCTCACAGCACCGTCTGAGAGCGTTACAGGCTCGCCGTCGTCCATGCGGCTGACCAAACCCGCCAGCAGCCGATACGGCAGCGCCACGGTGCCTGGTGTGTCGATGGCTGCCGGCACGGACACCGTGATGCCGAGTTCCAGATTGAAGCCGGTCACGGTCATGACGCCAGCATCGGCGGCGATCAGGCAGCAGCTCAGGATCGGGTGGCTGTTGCTGGTGCTGATGGCTGGAGCAATGGTGCGTAGCGCATAGCTGAGATCAGCCTGCGTGGTGATGAGTTTCATGTGGCGGCTTCGGTAAGGATGGAAACAATCCGCTCGTAGTCAGCGGCGAAGGATGCAACCAGTTCAGCCGGGATGGGCTGCTGATCATCTTGGGCATTGTCGCGGATGGCAGCGGCGTATGCAAGCGCATGCTCCATGGCGTCATGGAGCCGGTTGATCACGGGTTGCTGCTTGGCTGCGATGTTGATGCGATCCATGTAATGACATAAGCAACAAGCTGCTCAACCATGCGCCGTGGGATGTCCCCGCGCACATTGGCAAGCGCGTCGGACACTAGTCGGTGATACCGCGCAACGGTGAGGCCACCGTCGCAATTCGACACCAGCGCTCTGCTGCGGATCAACTCGCTACGGCTGACACCTGCCATAGCCGCCTGCTGGTCGAGCGCCACCAGGTCTGCAGGCTCAAAACGGACTTTGACTTCTTTCATTTGGTGGCGGACGCAAGGAATGCAGTGTAGGACAGGGATCTCAGGGATGGCGGACGCAAGTGAGCCATGGGCGGACGCAAAAAACCTAGTCGTAGCAAGGGAGGACGCAAAATCGGGTTTTTCCCTTACCCCCCCTATACGTTCTACACCTTCTCCCCTCTCCGTTTTTCTATACACGATATTTATCCCCTATTTGCGTCCGCCAAGGTAAAAAGATAGATAGAGACAGGGTTTTTGCGTCCGCCATTTGCGTCCGCCTAGCGTCCGCCGTGACGCAAGTTGCGTCCGCCAACCGTCTCACCATGCGTCCATCCTGAGACCCTCGATAAGACGATCGCGGGATTTGCCACCCCTGGCGGACGCAAGTTTTGGAAAGATCTGCCGCAGTGCTGGCACCAGCAGCCGTGGCGCCTTGACCGTCCGGTCTGTGGGCGGGTCCATGAGCCAGCGGTCATTCTTATCTAGATACCCCTCGTCTCTGTACCAGGTTTGCAATGCTTCCCAGACCCGCTTTACAGATACTGTTGCACCTTCCTCGTGGTGCAATCCAATTGCATCGCAGAACTCCCAGAGGTGACAACTTGCGCGCCTGACATCCTCCATGGCTTGCCGACCTGAGCTGTAGTCGATGCCGTACTCAATCGACAGCGACAAGCCTTCTAGCAACCAATTGAGAAACGCTGGGCATATCTGCTGCTGGATGAAATCAGGGTCGTCCTTTAAGCGTGGATCGGCTTGGATGTGGCTTGATTCTGTAGGCGTTGCCATGAACGTTTTACGGAACCTGAACACATGAAACCGGGTCTCAATGGCCACCTGATCACCGGACAGCGACGGGTCTTTGTTCAGGTTGAACACGAACAACGACGACGGCACAAACTGGGATTCCTGTACACCTTTTAGCTCGTAAGACAGTTCCTCGCCGCTAATTGCAGCCTTGAGTGACTGCAGGTTGTCGATATGCACAAACTGACTATTTTCGCTGGACCAGTTGACCGAGGCACCACGCAGCGGGGCTATTGGAAACTTGCGGCCTTGGTCGTACTGGCGGAAATCGGCCAGAGAGCAAGACGTGAAATTACGACTGCCGAGGGTATCGCGTAGGGCGGTGCGGATGGTGTCTTTGCCGTTGCTGCCCTCACCGATCATGAGCACTGCCCGTGGTCTGCCGCGTGTGGCGCGGTATTTGGTCAGGTCAAGGCCGCTGCCGAGGATGCGCTGGAGCGTGTCGCGGTCGCCGGGCTCGACGGCCTCCAGCAGGCGCCATAGGTGCTGGGGATTAGCTTCCGGGTCGTAGGCGTAAGCGGTGACGTAGGTGAAGGCCGTGTCGGGGTCGTGTGGCGTGAATGCGTAATTGAGTTTGCGGCCTGCCCATGACCAGGACACCACGCCATTGGCGCAGTTGATCGCATTGGCTGGGTTGACTGGCACCGGGTCCAGCAGCCGCCGCATCCATGCGAGGGCTTCATCGACGTATTTAGGGCGCTTCCACGGGTAACAGCGCTCGCCGTTGCGGGCATCGACAACATGCATCTGCGACAGCAGTGCAGCAATGCTGGGCGCTAGCTCCTCATCAGTGATGGGCTTGTAATGGGTGCCGCACCAGCAATGGAGTACTCCATCAACGCATATCCACCGTGGCGACTGCGCTTGGAATACATGCCGCACCACCAGGTCCAGCCATTCCGTGTCGGTCTTGTTGTAGAGCTGCAGGTTGATCACCTCAGGCTCTACGGCTGCAGACTCACGGGTGCGTCTGCTGCGTGGTGCTGGCACGGCAGGCTTCCAGCCGTGATGCCGCGCCCAGTACCAGAATGTGCCAGCACTGATCTGGTCACCACCGGAGCTGGCAATCTGCTGCAGACCATGCCACTCAGGGCTGTGTTGCTGCATCAGGGCAATGGCTTGGTCGGCGTCACCGCAGGCTTTGATCAGCCCCCAGAAGATGTTCCGGTAGATGTGGTAGGTGCCGGTGCCCGGCTGGCGCTGCGGTATGCAGGCAAGCGCCTCGCGTACCTCATCAATGCTGCGCTCGATCGGTTCGGCATAGGACTGAGCCGGCCGCTCATGCTGGTAGTAGGTTTCTGATGGCAGTGCCGCTTCGATGTCGGCCACGCTGTAGCGGTGCCCTGCATGGGACACCATCTGGCACATCTCGCCTAGCTCACCATCGGCACCGGCGTGGAAGGTGCCTGGTAGCCGCATAACACGGGCTGGATTCTTGATGCTGCGGTCGGCATTGGCGTAGTCCAGCAGCCGGGTCTGCAGTAGACGCCAGTGCTCAATGGTGATCGGCTCTGATAGGACCCAGTAGTTGTGGATCGACTTGCCGCCGGTTGACACCTGCATGGTCGGCTCGGGCAGCCGCAGCTCTTGCCATGCGGTGAGTTGCCAGTCGGTTGGGCGGTCGTCCCATTCGCAGAAGAACGCACGGCAGGTGGTGATGTCTGCGTCCTTGTCGCCGCCGTCATTGATGACGACGTACACGCCGCGGCCTTCGCGCTGCCACTCGTTGATGCGGATGCGCGAGAACCCGCCTTTGCGGCCAGCGTCGTCTGCCTTCTTGGGATTCTCAGCGTGGTAGAACGCCCGCAGGCGTATCTCGCCCGCAGGCTTGCCCAAGGCGTGGACAAACTGCCTGCCAAGGTCAAAGTCAATGTCCTTCATGCCTGCTCCCTGTAGCCGGTGGCTGGCAGCAAACCACGGCTGTGTAGGCGCATGGCTTCCTCGACAACAAGGCGGATCACAGCGCTGCGGGACAGCCCAGCAGACCGCCTGGCATCAAGCCAGCGGACCTGCTCAGGCGTAAACAAAACCGAGATGGGATGCACGTTTTCGGCGTGGGGCTTGCGCAGCTTAGCGGGTTTAGCTAAGGTTGCAAGGCCACCAGCGCACTATGAACCTCCGCCTCTACCAGCAACAACTCATCACCGACATCCGTCTGCAATACCAGCTAGGTAAGCGCACGGTCCTTGCAGTGCTACCAACCGGCGGTGGCAAGACGGTGTGCTTCAGCTACATTGCCCAATCGGCCGCCCGCAAGGGCAACCGCGTCTGCATCCTGGTGCATCGCGCTGAGCTGCTGGACCAAGCCAGCCGCAGCCTTACGGCTATGGGTGTCACCCATGGCCGCATCGCAGCAGGCCGCAGCATGGACCTGAGCCATGCGGTGCAGGTGGCCTCAGTGCAGACCCTTGCCCGCAGGCTGCATAAGCTGCCGGCTGGGTTCTTCCAGCTCCTGGTGGTGGACGAAGCGCACCACACCAATAGCAACACCTGGGCATCGGTGCTGCAGCACTTCCAGCAGGCGCACGTCCTAGGTGTGACAGCGACGCCATGTCGAGGCGACGGACGCGGGCTTGGTGACCACTATGAGGCAATGGTCCAAGGACCCAGCGCCGCTTGGTTGACCGATAACGGCTACCTCGCCAGTGCTCGTGTCCTGGCACCGCCGGGGTTCAATGCCACCGGCCTGCGCAAGCGGATGGGTGACTTTGACACCAAGGAGGCCGAGCAGCGCGTTGGCACCATCATGGGCGACTGCTGCAGTCACTATCGCAAGCATCTGGCAGGCCAGACCGCGATCGCGTTCTGCTGCAGCGTGGCGCATGCCGAGGCGGTGGCTGCCCTGTTCATGTCGCAAGGCATCCCTGCCGCCAGTATTGACGGCACCATGACCACCGACCAGCGCAGCGACCTGTTAACAGCACTCGGAACAGGTCGAATCAAGGTACTGACCAGTTGCAGCCTGATCGGTGAGGGCGTAGACGTTCCAAGCGTCGGCGGGTGCATCCTGCTTAGGCCAACGCAGTCGGTCGGCCTGCACCTGCAGATGATCGGCCGGTGCCTGAGACCTAGCCATGGCAAAACCGCTGTCGTGCTGGACCACGTCGGCAACACGCTCAGGCTCGGACATCACCTCGAAGACCGCGACTGGACCCTGGACGGCATGCGCAAGCGGGATAGCGACCACCCTCCAAGCGTCAAGGTGTGCCCGGTGTGCTTCAGCACCAGTGCAAGCGCCACGCAGGTCTGCCCTGACTGCGGCCATGTGTTCGCGCCGCAGGAGACCAGGGAGCTAAAGGTGGTTGAGGGTGAGCTGCAAGAGCTGACCACACGCGAGCGCAAACGCGAGCAAGGCAGTGCCCAGTCCCTCGAAGACCTACGCAAACTGGCGCAGCAACGCGGCTATAAGCGCGGCTGGGCAGAGCGGGTGTACCAGGCTAGGTTGGCCAAGCGGCATGGGTTATAAGGCTTATATCAGTAAAACTATGATCACCCGCCACTGCAGATCATGACCAAGGCTAAACCGCTGCCGTCTTTGCAAGTATTGAACGAGCTGTTTCGCTATGAAGCGGACACGGGATTTATATTCTGGAGAGCAAAAAGAGGGAAAAAGATACGCGCTGGCCAGCCGGCAGGTACAATTGGCGAAAAGGGATACTTAAAAATTGCATTTACGATAAATAAAAAATACTGCGTTTTTAAAGCGCACAGAATAATTTGGTACATAGCGACAGGGCAGGATCCCTTGGGCTTCCAGATTGATCACATTGATGGCAATCGGTTAAATAATAGAATTACAAATCTTAGGCTTGCATGTAATGCAGATAACCAGCATAATCGAGGAGCTTCGCCTAAAAATACTTCAGGTTACAAAGGCGTAAGTTATCACAAACAAACAGGGCGATGGTGTTCTGCAATTAAGTACAATAACAAGCAGATTTGGCTTGGCCGTTTTGATTCCCCCGAACTAGCCCACATGGCCTATTGCAAGGCCGCGGCAGAATTGCATGGAGATTTTGCAAGGGCTCAGTGAGCGAGCAGCGCATCCAGCAGGAGATCCGGCTGGCCATCAGCCACGGCGATACCAAGGTCTTCCGCAACAACACCGGCACCCTGCGCGACCAGCATGGCCGCCCAGTGCAGTTCGGCCTATGCAAAGGCAGCGCTGACCTGATCGGATGGCGCACGGTCACCGTCACCCCTGAGATGGTCGGCACCCAGGTGGCTGTGTTCCTGTCCATCGAAGTCAAGACCCCAACCGGCAGGCTCAGGCCAGAGCAGCAGCAGTGGCTTGATGCGGTCCAGGCTGCCGGCGGCATTGCTGGCGTGGCACGCAGCGTCGAGGACGCCCAACGGTTGACCATGGATGACCACGGTGGTATGGTGTGACCACGCAGGCAACCCGCCTGCACCACAGATCCCACCCATGACAACCACACTGACCCTGATCCTTGTCCTGTTGCTGCTGCCGTTGCTGGTGCTGCTATGGGCAACGGAGTCAACCGAGCAACGTGCCAAGCGGCT